CACCTCTTTCCTATATTATAGATAGGTGGCTGCTGTTCCGGGTGTGAACGACTGACCGAGGCCAGTGCAGATGAGGAGGTGATAGTATAGTGAGCTTCCAAAAATGTTGTCAACTACACCGTAGCGGGTGAGGAGACCAACACGTGGGCTAAAGTCATTGGGAGCGATTGTACGCTGAACCATCACAGGGATATAAGGACAATAAAGGATACCTGAATCATAAAATTCAGATCCCTTGTATCCGAGAAGAGCATAATCAACTGGTTTCGTACGAGCGGAAGCATAGCCACCACCTTGGTTCGAAGCTGTGTAACCAGCGTTGATTTGTGCCTCTGTGCGGGTATCACGGTAGATCTGGAAACGGCCACCAATTGAACCCACTTTAGCGATACCAACAGGTGCTGTGTTTACATTACCTGAGACTGGCATCCAAGTGAAGTTTGGAAGGGTTTCTAGAATTGCGCAAATACGAGGAGTTGCAATGACGAAGTTAGCTGCACCACGGCGGTTGCGGATAGCAACGCGGTTGGCCTCAACAACCAAACGGTTGTAGAAGTCACGAGCGCGCTCACCGGACCAGCGACCATCTGCAGAAATTGCAGACCAGGTGGAGTAACCAACACCAGCACCAGCGTTGAGACATACTTGGATCATACGAGCGATCATCTCGCGGTCGATCTCAGCTTGAATCTCATAAGACATGGTGTTTGTGAGTTCGGAATCGATGTCGATGCCGTTCATGTTCTTAAGATCTTGCTCGAGCTCAACTGACCATTTGGCTGCCAAACGGCGGGTTGTAGCTTCAACTGCAGTCTTCTCAAAAGAAACTGTGATTTGAGGAATCTTTGAAGAAAGCTCGAATTGGCTGATCAAGGCGCCAACACCGTTATCTTCACCAAGTGAATCCCAGACGCCTGGAAGGCCGCTGAGAGCTTCTGAAGAAGCGCCTGTGAAAGCAGTGTTGAGGTAGTTGTAACCAAGTTCTTTGCCGTTGGAATTATTAGCAGCAATAGAGCCAGAAGCATTGCTTCCGTCACCATTGACAGAATATCCGAGAGCTGAATCTTCGTATTTATAACGCATCGCAAAAGCGAGCCCGACTGGTCCAGTCATTGGCTGTACGCCCACGATCTCATTAGTGATGAGTTCAGGGAAAGTACGGCGAATCATTGGAATGAGAACTTTTGGCAAACGAGCGTCACCAGCAGCATAGCGGTCTCCGGAGAAAGCACCAGCGGTTGGCTGATGTGAACCGAAAACGCCACCTGTGGAGGCGGAGTTGCCAGCCTCGTTCAAACACCATTTTTCTTGGTTCTCAAGAAGGATGGCGGTGTTAAGGCGTGTATTATCGTTAGAGATCTGGGCGACTTTGTCAGAAGAGAACTCCAAAACTGGAGCCCACTTCTCAACAAGGCGTTCTGCCTCAGATCGGTTAAGGTGCATTACATTTGACATATTATTATGTGTTTTTTAAGGTTTTTGAAAACTTATCGAGCGAACCTAGATCCGCTGATTTTTTTCATTTCGTTCAGATAGACGTTCACTCCATCACTTGAGGAAGTTTGGTCTATCTCATAGTTAGTATTAAAATCGGTTTCTTCTTCAATCAATACAGGACGATCCGCTTTGGAAGGTGCTGAAGTGAATTGATAAATAACTTCATCTCTTGCTTCATCAATCTCTTCTAGAGATTCTTTGTCGAACATATCAACAACATAAGAGAAATTCTCGTTAATATATTGTGGAGCTTTGTTCTTCAAAAGTTTATTAACAAATGCTCTCTTAGCAGAGGGCATGTCAGCAGTTTTTTGCTCAAGAATGAGAGCTGCTTCTACTTTGTTAATTCTGTGGTTAAGGGTAGCATTCTCTTTAAGAGTGCCGTTAAGCTCTGATCTTAAAGAATCGATTGTACGTTTGCCATCATGGAGAGCTTCTTTGATTTCTCCGTCAACAAACTCTTCGGAGATGCCAACAATACGACGAATGTCGTTGAGTTGTTTAGCAGCACGAATGTTGCTCACGGCTTCGGAAATTTGGTCTTTCGGAACTGTTTTGTCGATATAAAGATCAATGTAGTTCGAAACTTCTTCAACGAGGCGTTCTTGGAAAGTTTTTGCTTCTTCGTTGAGTTGAGTTTCATACTTCTCGACGATTTGTTTGAGCATACCTGTGTGCTTCTTGTCGACATTCTTGAGAAGCCGTTGGAGCTTCACAGCATGATCTACGTCAATGGCTTCGATGAGCTTTTGAAGTTTGTTGTGATGATCAGCGTCGATTGATTCAACAGCCTTAGCAAATTTTTGTGTATGATCTTCATCAATCTTCCCGAGAACTGTTTGCATCTTATTAGTATGGTCCGCATCAATCTTTTCGATTACGAGTTCGAGTTTTGCAGCATATTGTTTATC